CAAGGTCTTCAGTTTGAATAGTGCCATTTTTTACTATTAATGTATCTGCACTTTCATCCCAAAGCATATATGCTCCACTACCATTTCCAAAAAACTTTACGTCATACCCATCTGTATCTGCACCTGTAGTAATAGTGCCATCAACCTGTACCGTCCCATCAATATCCACTGCATCTAAGTTCGCAGTACCATCAATATCAAGATCAGTTCCTACATAGAGTTTCTTTGCTATACTTGCGCCACCTTCAACCCGCAATGCTCCAGTATCCCCAGAATCATCTGAGGAATCAGTTGTATCAGTTACATCTAAAATACCTGTTACATTTAAATTATCGTTAACGGTTGTTTCTGAAGTTGAATGCCCAATTGAAATTGGCACTCCAGAAGTTGCAGTTCCGATTGTAACGCCGTTAGAAGTATTTGAATTATCAATATTTAATGTTGAAGTTGAATCTAAAGAAACATTTGATCCATCTACTACTAGCGTTCCATCAATATCTGTATTGTCTAAATTTGCAGCTCCATTTACATCTATATCACCTTCAAGATCAATATTATCAGCGACAACTAAGTTCCCATCTGCTATATCTAAAGCAGTAGCTCCATCTGTTCCTGTAATTGTAAGCTTTTCTGCTGAAGAATCCCAAGCAAAAGAATCTCCCGCAGTGTCAGAATAAAAAGTAACATCCTGCCCAGATCCGTCAGTGCCTACTGTAAGTGTGCTATCTAATTGAACAGCAGCATCAATATCTAATGCTTTACTTACTACAATCTTTTCACTAGAATTACTAGTTACAAATTTTATATAGGAATTACTTGATTCAGTAATATTTAAAGCATCGGCAAGGTTGTCTGTTAAGGATATTTTATTTGTGGTAGTATTGCCATTAAAATTTATATTTAATCCATTAGCTGCATCTGCTACTGAAACTGAATCTGCGTCTATATCCCCTACATTCGCTATATTACCATCTGAAACATCTAATGAATCAACTGTAGTTGCTCCAAAGTTTGCAGTACTTGAACCATTATCAATGCTTCCAAATCCGCTTGTAATGGAGCCCGCATTAAGAGCACCAACGGTTGTAACATTTGCTAATGTAGTAAGATTAGTATTTGTAGAAGCTAATGTAACTGCGCCACCACTTGCTATTGTAGCGTCACCTGACATACTTGCTTCTTCATAGCTAGTACCATCTGCTACTAATATTTTAGCTGCTGTATTAGTAGGCATCTTCAATAATGCACCAACTGTAACATCACTATTAAATGTAGCTGCTCCTGCTTCACTCATATCTAAAGTTAAAGCAGTAATATCGCTACTGCTATCAGTTCCTTTAAATATAATATCCTGATCTCCAGTTACAGCATCTATATAATTATGACTTCCGTCATGATATATTTGCAAATCCTTACCTGCGCCTATCGCAAATTTTGTAGTATCAAGAGGAACCCA